GATTTATCTTGTGGTAATGGTGAGGTTTCATCCCATCTAAATAAATTGGGAATTAATGATTTTAAAGGATGTGATCCATATTTTTCGGAAATATATCAATCCAACTTTAATAAACAATGTTATGACATGAGATTTGAAGATATATCTCTTAGATACCTACCTGATAATTTTAATACTATTATTTGTTCATATGCATTACATTTATGTCCCAAGTCCTATTTTAATAATCTATTATATGCTTTATCAATTGGATGTAAATACTTTGTAGTTATATCACCAAGTAAATATCCAGTGATTGATAAGTATTTTAAATTAGTTGATAAGACAATTATAAATAGAACACATTGCAGAATATACAAATCTATAAATTAGCTTTTATTATTTTATATGGATATTTTCCTTTTTTATACATTCTTTCTCTTTCCAACCAATGACTGTATAATATATTATTCATATCAGATGAAAAAACATCAACTAGGTCAAATATAGTAGCGGATAGTTTACCATCAAATAATCGTAGTAGCCTACCAATAGCTTGAATAACAATTTGTTTGCTTTTGAATGAATCTGCCATAATTAAAAAATGTAGATTTTTAATACTAATTCCAGTTCCCATAGTACCATAACTAGCAATTAGAATTTTAATTTTACCACCTGGCTTTTCCATCTGTGTTTTTATAAAGTTCCTTTCTTTATTATTTACCGACCCATCAATATAATAGAACTCTCTATCTGGTAATTCAGATTTTAATTTTTCTAATATTTTTTGACCATATTCTATTGTATGAAATAATACTAGTGTATTATTATCACACTTTTCAACAATCTTTTTAATAAAATCAAGTCTTTTTTTAGATTGTTGAATAAAGTCTTTTTCAAATTGAAATACTTCTTTACCACCTCCTTGCTTTTTAGAATATGAAATTCTATCACTTATTTCTTTTTCATTGTGATTTAATATAACCGCCTTTATATTCATTGGTGTTATAGTTCCTTCTTTTACCAATGAATCAGCTGATATCTCCGTTATTATTGGACCAAGTACTGCTTGTATAGAGAGGATCTCTAATGAATCATCTTCTGGAAAAGTTCCTGATACACCAAATCTATTATAAGCGTGTTTAAATGTTTTAGTAAGTATTGACTTCAAACTTGCTGCTTTAGCTTGATGGGCCTCATCACAAGCGACCGTATGAAATTGTTCAAAGAACTTCTTATCTCTTTTTTCAAGAGATTGGTATGTTCCTATATATACATTTGGATCTTCAGTAGATGAGTGCTTTCGAGGATGATCGGACATAATTTCCTCTATACGAATATCAAATCGATTTTTATTACCACCATCATAATCTGCATTTTCCCCATTATTAAAATCAATGATAGAGTCATAAAACTGTGTTATTAAGTTAATTGATGGACAAATGAGTAATAGCTTAGAAGATGGATCGACATATTTAAGTGTATAGAAGTATACAATAGATATTATTAATGATTTTCCTCCAGATGTTGCGACACTAGCTAAGGAAAATCTATTTTTAAGAATTTTATAAGCTGTTTCTATTTGGTAGTCATATGGAAAAAATTTAATCCAATTACCATCTTTATCTTTTACTTTATGGTCTTTAAAAAATTCTTTACAAAAATCATTTACCTTATCTAATGTTACATCACGATTTATAGGGAAATCATCTCTGTTTTCTATATTAAACATTACTCCAATTTCTTTACAAGCTTTGTAGCACTCCTTCCACAATCCTAAATTAACACTACCATTATTAAAATATGTTTGGTTTCCATCCCACAATCCCATTTTTACTGCGGGTAGAAACCTCCATCCTTTTACTTTTCTAGTAACCCAAATTTTTATTTGATGATATTCAATCCTAGTTGCTTCAGAAATAATTAATTTTTCCTCTACTTTATCATATCTAAATGTCATTTAAAATACAATTAATTTTTTCTTCTATATTGTCGTTATATTTTATTCTATACAAATTTATGTTGTTTGTCTTACAATATTGATTTTTAATATTGTCTTTAATGATTTGTTTATTAAATTCTTTTTCACCTCCAAAGATGATCAATGGGTAATAATGTTGTATTCCATCAAATTCTATACATATATTATATGTAGGCAGGTAAAAGTCAAATTTTAACTTATTGACAAATTTACAATCATCAAAGCAGTATTGTTGTTTAAATTTAATATTATTATTTAATAGTAAATTCTTTATCTTAAATTCACCAGTACTGATTATACAATTTGGACATCCTTGTCCTCTTAAATGTTGTTTTGCCGATTGTTTAAATATTCCATGTTTTTTACATATAATTTCTATTTTCTCCTTATTGTTTTTGTATTTAATCATGTGATATTCATATTTATCATTGTGTATATCTTTAAACTTCTCTATTAAACTATTTACATCTAGTTTTTGCAATTGAGAAGTATTATATGTCGAACATTTAGGGCATCCTGTTTTTGATTTCAGATGTATTGAGGGGGTAATAGAAAATATACCATGTATATTACATTTTAGTATAATGTTTGTGGCATTATTTTTATATTCTACTAATGAATAATCAAACTTATTATTAAATTTTTTAATAGACCTTTCAATAAATTTATTATCCATTCTTTTTTTAGATCTTGAGTCTACAGAACATTTCATGCATTTATATCCAGATAGATGATTATTTGGAGTTTGTAAAAAGTCTCCATGTATAGGACAACTTATTATAATTTTTGTTTTATTTGATATAAATTCACTTTTATCATAAGAATAGAATCTATTGTGTTTTATACTTGCCTTTTTTATAAAAATATCCGTATTCATTACTCGCATTTCTGATTCTTTTTTTTTTCTCTCTTTGTTTATATTTTAACTCATTTCTTTTACATTGTACCTTACAAAATTTCTTATTAGGTCGTCCAGTAAATTCAGCATCACAGTTTCTATATTTACATTTCATATTCTATATATTAAAATTTTGTCCTTCCTTTTGTATGTTTTATCAACTTTTTGATACTAAATCAGTATGAATTAAAAATCCCGAAGATGCTAAAAATTTTATTAGAAATTATAATTCCAATTTTAGGATTTATATTTGTAATCATACAAACTTTTTATTTGGTAAAAGGACAAAATGGAAAGAAATCTACAGTAAATGAAAATAAAGAAGAAAAGAACCGTGTACCAGAACGAGGAGCACTTTCCATTTCAAATATCACAAGGCTAATTAGGAAACCCTTTCTGGGCCCATTCGATGGCGAGAAAAGGTAAAACTTATCACTGGATATCCACAATCTTAAAGACCACCCCAATATTCCCAGTGCCACATTTCATCTGTTCCAGCACCATCTGCTAATCTATATGGATTATACCAACCAAATTTAGGACCATTAACTGACATCCACTTGTATAAGTTATTTCTTTCTTTTCCAGATTTATTTACTGCTGGATTACCTGATCCACCGACTTCTCTATATAATTCTTGTATATCTATTGCTCCTCCGAACCCGTGTGGTGAAGATCCAGGTTTTGCTACAGTTGATCCACTTCCTAAAGTTGCTTGATGTTCTTTACTTCTATATGCAGATGATAAAGTCCACCTAACATTATCTGCCACTGCTGCACTTTTTAGTTGTAGATATGCTTTTGCTGCGGATGGGTGTAACCTATAAAGTCCGTCTGGATAAAATTTAACCTTAGCTCCTCTTTCACCAATAGTTACAAGTACTGTTGTATCAGTTATATCCAATTGGCCATTTAGCTTTCCTCTTTGTCGTAGTGATACACCAATTGATGATTCACTATATGCTTGTGCGCCAACTTTTTTGTCGTTTGGTGCTGGTACTGCTGGAAGATTTCTAATATTTTGATTTCCTGATTTTGTATTTACTATGATATTTCCATCCTCATCTCTTGATAATCCAGGATTTTCTGCTGATTGATATGTTTCTAATTTTCCTGTTTCTGGATTAAAAAATTGAGAATTTGTCTTATACCCAGGACTTCCATCAGGAGATATGTATTCCCTTTTTATTGCAATAATATGATCATTCTTTGGGAGCTTAACATGATTTGATATAAATTTAGGTCTTAAAGTTTTATATTGTCTTAATATTTTAACCATTTGTGGATTAGCAATGACAGGGGATCCAGAGTTTCCTATATATGGACCACCCTTCTCACCTAATAAATTGTCAACTAGTCCATCCATCCAATTCATAAAAGTTGTTCCTAATAAGGCTTGCTCATCAGCATCGGCTGATCCTAATGTTATTAGTGATTCAGTATCTCTTAAATTTAATAATATATTTCCATTTGCATCTAAGTTAATATTTGAAAATTCGTGATCTAATTTTAATCCCTCTGATTGAGTCCTATAAATTTGTGTAGAATGATCAAATAATATTGCCTTAGCAGTTGTGTAGTTAGTTCCAGAAAGATTTTTTAATTTGTTTTCTAGATTGACATTATAGTGTTCAGCATAGATATATTCTGGTTTGTATATACTTCCCTCATCAAATATAACAGAGACCAATTTTCCAATATCTGGAACATTAAACTCATTACCATTTAGGTCTTTCCATGATTTACACCATGGTAAATCTGATAAAGGTATATCATCATATACACTAAATACCCTAATTTTTGCCCTTCCTAATTTTTTCGGATCGTCATTGTCTTCAACTACACCAATAAATATTGTATTTTTAAGATCCATTAATAATATTAATTTTTTCTTCAATAATATCATATGAAATATATTTAACCAATGAGTAGTCATATTTATTTCCATGTTTTTCTCTACATTTAGAAATAAATTTTTCTGTAGTCATAAAATATTTATTTTTCATATTTTATATATTATTTAGATGTGATTACGGCGTGAAGAATCCTTTTACAGAGTTGCCAATAAATTCTCTGAATGCATTTTGAACATCATTCTTCAATTGATTTGTTTTATATACATTGGTCGGTTCACTCATTCTTCCCAATCCAATTGAGTTTCTAATGTTATCTAATGTTTTATTAAGTAGCCTAGCTTGTGTGGTTATCTGCCTATTTACCTCATTTGCAGCAGCTTTCCTAAGCTTATTTCCCAAGTTATTTAATAATTGCTTATTAATATCATTGCTTTTTGCTTTGCTTAGTGAGCTTGACTCCGAATTAATGAAATTTGGCCACTTATCAGATATATTTGATAAGTTATTCTTATAATTAAAGTCCAATTGTGAAATAGTTCCAACTGGTTGAATATTAGGATGATCTCTATGCTTAGAATATCTCATATACTCGCTTAGCTTTATTGGATTTTTAATATTTGATATTGTTCCATCTACTGTTATAGCACCATCTGCGTCAACTTGGGCTATTTTCATTACATCAATATTCTTATTATTTATGCTAAATTTACTTCCAAGGCTTTGTGTCGTGCCGGAAATATAAAATTTATCAAATGATAGAGTTGAATACTTATAATTAAATGATATTGAAAAATCATCAACTAATTTAGGCGAAGACATATCTATCTCACTACCGTGAGACATCTCATTAAACATGAACTGACAGTCATATAGCGTATATGTATATTTTGTTAGCAGATCAGGGGAAACTACTAATTCATCACTATAATAATCCTTAACTACTTTATTATAATCTCTAATTTCTGTTATAGTTATTTTAGCATCAAATCTAAGTAAATTTTCTGGTATGATTTGCTTTCCATGTAGTCTTGACCATGATAGTGATTTGTATAAAGCTGATAGATATCCAGTATTAACAGACACATCTTCATATAGTGATAATTTAATTATATCTTTACCATAATCTACCATACTTTTAATTGTTTCGGAGTTAACAGATACATCTCTTTCTACTAAATTTTCTAGTCCTGATATTTTTTTAAGATAATAGGTTTTTGCTGTGCTTATACCAGCCTGCCTTCTAGTTTGACTAGGTTGGGCAGGTATTGTTACATTTTCTAGCTGCTTTCCTTCAAAATTCTCCTTACCAAATTGACCAGATCCATAATTTTCAGAGTCTCTCTTTTCATCATATCTACCAGTTTGCCTAGCTATTTCTTGAGATGAATTTGTTTCGGTTGGTTTTTTCCCATAATTTTCATTAAATGTTTCTCTATTATAGCTATTTACCCTTTGATTCTGGTCTACCTTAAAGAATTTAAAGAATTGCTTACAAAAGGCTAGCCAAACATCTCTTCTCGACTCTATTTCCTCAGGTGTTGTGCTAAAAGAGTTTATGAAATTTATTATTGACCCATTAAATAAAGGAGATGAAGCGAAGTTAATACTTATATCATACCCAAACATTGTTGGGTCCTCATTATCATTTTTAGATACAAATGAAGCCAGATGAACATCCTTAAACGCTGATGGATACATTAGACCAGTTATTGGTATAGATTTGTCTAAATTATGCACGAAAGAATATTGCTCATCATTAGCAAAAAAGTTAAATACCTCTTCCGCCCCATACAAAGTGGATCCATTTCCTTTAAGCATTGTATCTGGATCCGTATTTATTAGATAATTCTTATTCTTATTAAAATTTGGCTTTATATCATTTGGATAGGTACCAAATTCATCTGGCAATCCAGTTGGTGGATTTCCAGGTACTCCCTTTTTTAAGTCGGGGTTGTTTATATAAAAAAATGGATTTGTAAATCCGTCTGTGATCTTAGAATCTCCATATATATTACTACCACCAGATGGTCCATATATACCACCAGATGGTACTAAATTGGTTAAATATGATATTGAACTATTACCGTGCTGGCCATTTAGTGGACTACCATTTGCAGGAGTCCAAGACATGTTTGTTCTTGATATTTTATTTAATCCTGTATTGTTTTTTAGAGATGCGTTTTTTTGCACATTTCCTTGCTCTGTACTTAATCCAGTAGTATCATTTATTGATTGAGTTCCCTTCATGTAATAATATTCTTCTGGAGTAAATCCTAATGGATGATCATCTCCATTACTCTGATTACTAGTCTTAACCATTACATTAGTAACATTTCCTGAAGGAAGAAATGTTCTATAAATACCTGTTGGCTTTTGTTGATTAATTGGAACATTTAAAGCATTACCTCTATCATCGTTAATTACGAATCCAGCATCTGATATGACTTTTTTTCCAGTAGATGCTGCGTTTCTAATATTTTGAAAAAACTTATTAGGCATTTATTCTATTGTTTTAAGTATATATTAATATTGTTTTATGCTATATCAACACCAACAATTTTGGCAATTTTTCTACCACCTTGAGCAATTAAAGAATTATTGCTTTTATTACCAATTATACCAGTGTTATCAACTCTCTTTTCAACAAATAAGACTAATAAGTCTTCAGCAGATGTTTTTCCATTTTTATAAGCTATTCTTATTTGATTAGCCCACCCTTTAAACCACCCAGGTCCATTCCATTGAGCATATACAAAATTAAATAATAACCTACCATCCGATTTTATGACCGCTTGTATTTCCTTTTCAGGGACATATAAGTTTAGACTTTTATTAAATAGTGGTTCCATTATTCCAACTACTAAATTTAATAATGTTGTTTGTAGTGGATCACCAGGCATATAATTCCATTTCCAACTTCTACTTGCTCCTATACTATCTAGTGTCCCCCAAAATTGACGGCATGGTGCACAAGAATTAATTTCTGGTCCGCCAGCCTTCCTATCCAATCCATACATAGTTTCACCGCTTGATCCATATCTTTGATCTTTGACCCTTCCATCTTTTAGCATATTAGGGTGATAGTAACCACCCTCTAAGTTTATAACGACTTCCTTTGTAACCTGAGCAAACGTCATATTCTTGCTAATCCTACCGCCACCAACTAATCGACCAGCTACATTGGATGGTGTAGTTTTTGACGGGAATATAGATACACTTTCCTTTGGGTTTGTATAGGTGCCCCTTCCAGCATCATATCCATTGGATCTACCCCCTGATTTACCAGGTGAAATTAGTTCACTATTCAATTCATCATCTGATAACTCTAGTTCTCTTTTGATCAATGTTATTACTTGACTTAGTGCACTATCAAAAAATCTATATTTAATATCAACAATAAACCAATCTCCAGATAGTCTTTGATTAATCATCTCAGCTGCTGGTGTGGGTGTATTGGAACTTATGATTAGTTTAATTTTTTGAAATTTATATACATTATAATTAGGACTATTCAACTCAATTTCTATTCCAACTTTTTGAGCATCTATAATATTTCTATTGTTTTGAACCTTTGTGTAGTTAAAATTTTTATGACTGTTATCACTATCAAATTTACCACCATAAATATAATTTTGATTACTCTTATAAAATGTTTCATCTTGAGGGGCACCTTTTAATATGATTGATTTATCAGCATTGTTATTTAGTGATTCAACATTAAAATTCAATAATGATTTATCTAACATATCATAATATTTAACAACATCAGAATAACCATTTTTTAATGAAGTTGAAGTGGACTCATTGATTATTCTATATGAGTAGAAGTAAGCATTTGATCCACTTATTGATGCATCATTACTCAATACTAATCTGCCTATATTATTAACATCCGATATTTTTAAAATTTCTGCTAATGAATTGCTTACGATTCCTAGCTCATTATTAATATCTCTCGACATTTCTTTTTGTATATCAACAAAATTAAAATTATAATAATAATCAATATATCCAGCAACAAATGATTCATCAGATAAGTAGGTATGATCTAAAACTTCATCAATAAAATTATATGGCTTCTTGCCAGTATTTATCCATGTCATCTTATCGTTGGTATCTACTATATTTGTATTAAATCCAAGGCCTATTTCTTTACAAATTTCTTGTAGAGTTTGGTTGCTTGTCATTGATGTATATGACTTAAACTTCTTTATATACAATCCATCTGCATCAAGCGCTGAATCAATCGATAGTATACCATTGTTATTTCTAAAATCAGTAATTTTGAATTGTAAAAATATTGGCTTTAATTGATCCGATCTTGAATTTAGAAATAATGTAACTCTAGTATCATCTAATGGAAATGCTCTATCTTTCATCAAACCAAGTGTATCAACAAAAGTTAGTGCCATTGAGGGTGCTATACCATCATTAAAGAGTGATAGATATCTAATGTTTTCTGCATCAATTTGATATGCGTTATACCAAACTAAAGGTATATATCCATATCCATTAGCCACTTCTTCCTTGGTTTGCTCTTCTGCATTAAAGTTAAAAGATATTTGATTTGGTGATAGAGAAGGCTGAAATATATTTACAATACCTGGTGTGGTTATGTTATTTTTTGATATATTAGTACCACTCTCGTTGGTATTTGTATCACCCCTACTATTTTCTTGTGGGACTACACCGTTTGGTAATGTTGTAGTAGTTGTTGTTGTACTTGTTGTGACGGATGCAGTAGCCATTTTAATTAATAATCTTTGTAGTATTTATTAATCTTTAAACTCTACCTAACAGGTGATATCGTTATTTTTCCAGCTCCTGTTGATACTGGGTTAGAAGGTGTATCTAAGAATGTAGGAGGCAACTGATAATTATTTTCAATATACTGTTGTCTATTTGCATCCTTTTTATTAGACTTATTAGGGCTTAATAATCTTCTTCTATTAGTAGTTGTAGTATCTGGTGTTATTCTATAATATTGTAAGTGTTCCAATGGTGGATAAAACAGAACGTCTCCCTCTTTAATATTTAGTGGATTATCTATATCATTTATATTTAGCAATAAGTCAGAGTAGTTAACAGATTGATAAAGATCATAAGATATTAAATCTATTCTCATTTCTTGTTCTCTAGTAACAATTGTTGTAAACTTAATAAGAGTATCCTTGGTTGTAAAAGTTGGCTCTATCAAGTTATACATAGGTTGATTATTATCATCTAATTGATTTTCATCTGATTTTAATATTGTTATGTCAAATAAATCCATTTTATATTTTTATTTTATTTAAAACTACTATATTGCAATTTAGTATTATCATCTGGAAATATCTCAACAGATCCATCTACATTTGTCTTCCAACTTGCGCTAAGTACTGTACCATCTGATGTCGTGATATATGACCTTCCATTTGGATAAAACAAAGTCTCGGTGTCTTGTAT